CTTACAGGAAATACTAGACGACCAATCAGTGCCTGAACAAATTAGAAGCGTCGTTGATGTTTACAAACAAACTCTAGACAAAATAGACAACAAAGACTTATACTCCTTGTCTAACCTCGATGAATTTATGGTTGGTGTTTTAACTGACGGTAACTTGCAGCAGTGGTTAAAGAGTCAGAAGTACAAAGGCAAAAAGACGTTCTTTAGTAAAATTATCCAATCAATCTATTCTTTATTCACGGGCAAGGCTAGAGGTTCTAATTTGTTAGAGAAAGCAATAGACGATGTGTCTGGTGTGTTAAAGATGAAACGACCTACTGGAAAGGTTGAACGTAATGATTTTATTACCCACGCTAGTATAGGTGACGTAGTTCCTGATGAGGATGTAGTTAACAAACTTATAAATAAGATAGACGTCTCTAAGTTTACAGTAGGAGGTAGACAAGCTTTGACTGGTTTAGCTCGTACTATATCGGAGCTACCTGACGGTATGTTTGTTGAAGACTTATCCGTACTCATGGATACGCTTACTAAAAAGCTAACAGAAGGCGATCCTAAGCAGCTAGGTACAATGACACAAGAGGTACTGGACGAGGGGGTTGTTAATGAATTTGCTGACGCTCTAGGAACTGATGGCCGTTATTTAAACGGATTACTCAACGAAGCAGCAAAGGATAGAACTACCTTACGACGTGTAGCTGCACGGATGAAAGCTCTTGAAGCTGTGTTAACAGAGAATGGTACTGAGATAATACGAACCGCTGAACGCTATCGTGACATGGGTAAGATATTATCCGTGGAGGAAGCTGAGTCATTAGAAGCTAGACTGAGAACTTTACTAGACCAACAGTTACACATACAAGCAAACGCTTCTGGTTTAGCCAGTGGTTTTGGTCAGGGCTTGAAGTCTAGACAGATGGGGGTACGTATAGGTTTAAGTAAAAAAGAAATAGCAAACGAAAAGCTTAGGCAAGAGTACTTAAATAAACGCGGTTCTATGACTGTCGATGATATAGTTGAGAATGTGTTAATGGCTAAGGAACGCGGTAATGGTGACCTGTGGAATACTCTAATTAATTTAAATAAAATCAACCGAGGTACTGAAGGTGGTAAATTAATGAACATGGTTGAAGAGTACTATAAAAACTCTTTGATGTGGGGGCCACGTTCGTTGACAATCAATGCGTTGGGTACAGGTTTATCTACGATGATGAAACAGTTTGAAAGAACAGTAGGTGGGTTTTTCTCAGGAGCACCAAACGCACAACGTGCTGCTATTGATTCTTGGAGTAGATCGTCTGAAAATACCGACTTACTACGATTCATGTTAAAGGCTTGGAAGTCAGGTGATCATTACATCGGAAGCCCAAGGTCTGCATTTGCTGAACAATCAGCTGAAAGTGTTGGAGCGATAAGTGCAAGAAACGTAGAGGACGTATTAGGTAGGCAGATTGAAAGCGATGCGGTAAAAGGCTTTATAGATTTCATGGGTAACTTAGTAAGGGTGCCTAATCGTTTCAATACCTCAGTCGATCAGATGTACAAATTCTATGAGTACAGAACTAGATCAAAAACACAATTAGCTTACAGAGCTATTAATGAACTAGGAATAACCGATCCTGAAGAAATAGGCACTTATGTAACTGATAGTTTTAATGCTTTAGTAACGAGATCAAATAGAAACTTCAGTGAAGCTAATTTAATTAAAGAAGCAAATGAGTTCGTACAAGGGCCGTTTAAAACACCAGCTGATCGAGAAAAAGCTATTTACGATTACGTTGAACAAGCCAGATCAGAAAAGTTAGAAATAGCTAGACAGAAGGGGTTGGTAGGCGAAGACCTAAATGATTACTCCGCGATGGATGAGTTGACCCGTAACTGGATTGACCCAAGCATAAAAACAGCTGAAGAGGTTACTTTCTCAGGAGAGCTAGGAGTAGCAGGACAAGCTGTGCAAAGAGCTGTTGGTGCTTTACCCGGTGGATTTATTGTTGCACCGTTTATTCGTACTCCTACTAACATATTAAAGTTCGCATTTAGCAGGATAATGAATCCAGCACAAATAGCATTAGAACAAGGTAGAATGCTTGTAGACAAAAAGTACAAGCAACGAGTTACTGATCTTATTGAAAAAGGATTACCTGCTAATGAAAATGTTAGACTTAGTTTTATTGAAGAACTAAAAGCTGTGAAACCTGACGGTACTCCTGATTATTTAAGGAGAGCAGAAGCTAGAGGTAAGATGGCAACTGGTGTATTAATGAATACAGCTTTGTTGACTACTGTGTTTGCTTTTAAAGATAGAATTAACGGTGGTGGGCCTAAAGACTTTAAACAACGTCAAGCTTGGCAAGCTGCGGGTAATATGCCTTACAGTATAAAGGTAGGAGATAAATGGATAAGCTATCAAAGACTTGATCCTATTGCTTCTATGGTTGGTGTATACGCAGACATGGCCGATTTGTTAGATGATAATAAACTAGATAGCATTGGAACGAGTGACGCTTCTAGAGTATTTTCTGCATTCGGTTTAACGTTGGCAAGAAACGCTACTAATAAATCTTATTTAGCAGGTATTGATAAATTTATGGATGTAGTGTTTGAACCAGAAGGAACAACCGCTGCGGAGTACGCAGGTAGTGTGGTAGCTGGTTTTATACCTAACATCTTTAATCAAGGACAATCGGTAGCTGGCGACATGGAGCTAAAAGAAGTCAGAGGCTTTTGGGACGTTCTGCAAAAAAGAATACCCGGCGTATCACAAGCTTTAGATTTAAAAAGAAACATATTGGGAGAGCCTGTCGTACAAGAATACTTTGAAGGTGTGGCAGGTATTATTAATCCATTAAACCCTATCATGTGGGGAGGTAAAGAGAACGATGATGTGTTGTTTGAGTTAGCTAGAGTCGGACACGGTTTTACAGCACCTAGTACCAAGCTCGAAGGATTGATTGAACTTACTAACTTCCAACAAGCTAACGGTAGGTCTGCTCACGATAGATGGTTAGAACTGCATTCTGAAGTGAAACTAAACGGTTTAACACTACGTCAAGCCCTCTCTAAACTAATAAAAAATAAACAATATCAAGCACTAGACGATAAATCTTTTTCAGGATTACCTAGCCCTCGTGTACGTTATTTAACTAGGATTATATCTAGATACAGATCAAAAGCTGAACGAGAGATGTTAAAAGAATTTCCTGAAATTTTACAATTACAACGAGAAGTTAAAATATCCAAGAAAGCAGGAAGAACAGAAGATGTGCTTGAACTCCTCGCTCAATAAGTAATAATATAATATCATGCCAACCACATACGTAGACGACATAGCAGACGCTGGGCAAACTGACTTTGCTTTTACCTTTGAATATTTAGAAGAAGAACACGTAACGGTTGAGATAGACGGTTCTCCTATATCCTCCAGTCTCTTCAGCGTAGTTACATCTCCTACAAAGAAGGTTGTACTTAACAGCGGTGCTACAGCGGGACAGGTTGTTAGGGTACGTCGTAAGAGTCAACCCGGAGTAGACCTTGTAGACTTTGAGAACGGATCAGTCTTAACGGAGTCAGAACTAGACAGAGCGTATCTACACAATCGTTATCTGAACGAAGAGATCAGTGAACTGAATGATGCGTCGTTGCAGAAGAAAGAGGGCAGTAATAATTTTACAGCTAAAAACAACAGGCTTGTAGACTTAGCCGACCCAGTAGACCCACAAGACGCAACCACTAAGAACTACGTAGATACAGCTGACGCACTAAAGGTAGATAAAGCAGGGGACTCGATGACGGGTGCTTTAGCAATGGGTGGTAATCAGATTACTGGACTAGGTACACCTACGGCCACCACTGACGCAGCTAATAAAACTTATGTAGATAGTAGCGTATCTTCCGCTGTAACAGGTACAGGACTGCCTCCAGCATTTGATAAGTTTACAGGGACAGGTTCACAAACAACATTCTCTTTAACCTTTACTACAAACGGTACAGCTTCCGCTTCAATTTTAGTAGCAATCGATGGGGAGGTAATAGACCCAGATGATTACACGATTTCAGGTGGTGCAGATGAAATAGAGTTTACCACACCTCCTCCTCTTAACTCAGAAATTCTAGTTATTGAAAGAGGTTTTAAAGTTAAGACGGACATACCAACAGAGTATGATTGGGGAAGCATAGTAGGTGATCCTGTTACCGCTAATTATTCATACGGACAAATAGTATAAGATATGAGTTTATCAGTACAATTAAGAAGAGGAACATCCGCACAGAACGCTGCGTTTATAGGAAGAGCTGGAGAGTTAATATATACAACTGATACCAAGGACTTGTTCGTACACGACGGTTCTAATGCTGGTGGTACTCCTGTTGGATCGTTAGCATCGATAGCTGATGACTCCGTTACCTTCGCTAAGATAGAAGAGATACCAGCTAATACGATACTTGGAAACAATACAGGTAGTTCTTCGGATATACTAGAGTTAAGTGTAGCACAGACTCAGGCTTTGTTAAACGTAGCTGACGGTGCTACTGCTAACGATAGTGATGCTAATTTAAAGAACAGAGCGAATCACACAGGTACACAGACTGCCAGTACTATCTCTGACTTTGACACGGAAGTAGCTAACAACACTGCTGTAGCTGCTAACACAGCAAAGATCAGTTACACAGACGCTGCTGCGGTAGCTTTAAATACAGCTAAGGTAACAAACGCTACGCACACCGGGGACGTAACA